AAAGCGTCTTACTGGTGACGTGATTATTCAAGGCTTAATGCCTGCAATGCGAAACTGAAATCTCCATAATTCTACTTACTTTATTCTTGTATTATTTCAAAAAAAGGAGGAAAACCTCCAAGATGATTTCTATATCGCAGGCTGGAATGGTTGTATAAGGGGTTCGATTCCTCTTGCCAGTCATTGTCTGTCAAAACACTAAAAATAGAAAAATAGATTTTAAGTGGCTTGAACACACTTTTTAACACCGGACAAGCTGACAGACCTTGTCCAAACAAACCCAGCAAATTTAAGAAAAAAGGATGTGAAACACCCTCTTTCTTATTGATATCTTGCATTACAAAATAGCCAAAGACCTTGCTGGTGTCGATGGCTAGGAATGAGGTGACACCAAGGCTCACAAACTCAATCTTTTCATATCTCTTAATTACTGAGCCGAATAAAATAAAAAAAGACCCAGACTAATGCCTAGGACTGTTCAAACGCTATTAATAATATTATACCATAAAGGAATGTAATTTATGAGAACAGTGGAACGGCTGCAAAAAATCAAGGCACTTGATAGATACATTGACAGTCAGATAGAACAAATCAAACGGCTGGAATCGCAAGCGCTAAAAGTAACAGCTGGAGCAATGCAAACAGACATGGTCCAAGGTGGCAAACGTAAGGGCAAGGATGATATCTATGTGGAGCTTATGACAGCTCGTGAAGAAGTAGAACGGTTCACCGCTGAAGCTATCAAACAGAAACTAGAGTTTCGCCGGCAGATAGCAAACGTGGGGGATATAGACGCTAGGTCCCTACTGCAAATGGTATATATAGACCAGCTAGATATCTGGCAGATATGCGACCGCATGGGCTTTAGTAAAGCTACCTACTATGTTAAGTTAAGACAGGCTGAGAAGTATTTGGATTGATTCATAGTGGTATATACCAATCTATACACCATCATACTGCCAACGTGGTAACATAGTATTATCGAATCAGAAGGACACAGTGGTGTTCTTCTTTTACTTTATCTGAAAGGAGGTATGCCAATGCCGATGGTAAGACGATGTAAGGCAGAGGGGTGCCGTGCCTTAACAGAGAGACCAGCACACTACTGTACTACACACAAGAGTATGGAAGCAGCATACACGCAAGAGAGACAGAGATACTCACGCACTAGATACAACACACGAGTAAGGAACCGAGACGATGAGAGTAAGGAACGGTATGCGTTCTATCGGTCAAAGATTTGGTCTTCTATTCGTAAGATAGCTTTGGAACGTGACAACTATCTGTGTCAGTACTGTCTAGCGTTGGGTGTGACCACACCAGACGCACGCATAGGCGACCACGTAACACCCGTTGAAATAGCTCCAGAACTTAGGACTGAAGTTTCAAACGTGGTGGCAACGTGTAGAAGCTGCGATAATACCAAACGTACCCTAGAACAAGAAATCTATGGTACTGGTCAAAATAGAACGAAACAGAACACTGAGCTACGACTTTCCGTGGCTACGTGGGCAGATTTAATAGCCCGCAAAAAAGAGGACGTCGTTAAACCCCTCTAATAAGCCCATAGCACGATTTTATAATAAGGGTGGTGTAATAACCCTCGACCCAATTTAAAATTGACCCCCGCCCCCTTCTCGTGCCAAGGAGAGCCGCCACAAGGTGTTTTCTTACACCGCACGCCAATTTTGAGGGTTTTAACAAGGGTCTATTTTTAATTTAGGAGGTGAGAGCGTGGCAAATAAGTCACCGGCGAGGCGTGAGCCGTTTTACAAGCAAAATGACCGTTTTCTACCGCTTGACCCACCAAACTACTTAGGAACAGTAGCGAGGACGGTTTGGACTAAAATCATTCCTTTTTTAAAAGCAACGGAAAAGGTCGAACGTATTGACACATTCCTCGTGGAAACCTACTGCACGACATACGAGATTTACAAGAAAGCCTATGAGGACGTGAAAGAAAACGGTATCCAAACCGAGATTATTAAATATATCCAGTCTCCCGGTAGTGGTGAAATTTTAGGTGAGCAATCAATGGGATTTAAGAAAAATCCAGCCGTTGCGACGATGAAAGATGCTGCCGAAACCCTTAATAAAATAGGCATTCAGCTAGGTTTGACCCCTAAAGGACGGGCGGAATTGTCTGAAATAGCCGGAAGTCAAGCGGATAATTCTTCGATGAAAGATAAAATGGCAGCATTCTTCAAATAAAGGAGGTGAAACATGCAAGAGATTGATTTAACCAAGTCGAAAGATGTAATCGGTGCTTATAACAGCATCGATTTTTCTTACGAACGAAAAACATATACCGACTATGGCACACAATACTGTTTTAACGTGCTAGATGGCAAGATTGTCGCTGGTTACAATATCCAATTAGCATGTTTTAGGCACCTCCGAGACTTGCAAAGACAAGGGGATAGTGATTTTCCTTATGTCTACTCAGTCGAAGCGTTTAACCGTTTCTTGAAATTCTTGTCTCTAGTGCCAAACGTTGATGATCTAAGTCAAAAGTTAGAGCCTATGGATTGGCAGTATTTCATATTTGCCCAACTCTTTGCATGGTTTGATTTAGACGATGTACCGAGGTTTTCGAATATCATTATCTCGATTGCCCGTTCACAAGGTAAGACGATGATAGCTGGTATTTGCCTTAATTTCTCTTATCTGATTGAAATTATCGGGCAAAGTAACCAAGACTTCCTTGTTAGCTCGCTAAACTTCGACCAAACGATGAAGCTATATACTTACGTCAAGTCTATGATGGCTAGAATCATTGAGAATGAGCCGTTTAAGTCGCTAGCAGAGGAAACGCAAGTCCAATTATATTCACGAGAAATTAAATCGCTCGTAGATGCCAATACTATCCATACTATCTCGTTTGAATCTGGTAAGTTTGACGGTAAACACTTTAAACTGGCTGTGGCCGATGAGGTCGGTGAGCTTAGAACGGATGAAGGTATCTCTAAAATCACATCCGGACAAGTTAATACTGAAGGTTCACGTTTTATTGAGATTTCAACATCTTACCAAACGCCCGATGTTCCGTTTCATCAAGAGCAAAAGAAACTGATTGAAATCATGGAACGTGATTTTGACAGGTCTGGTGACGACCAGCTATGTCTAATCTGGTCTCAAGATAACTTAGAAGAAGTGTTTAAGCCGGAAACGTGGTCGAAAAGCAATCCTTTGTTAAACCATCCGAAATTAAAAGATGGATTGA